GATAGTTCATGGACTCGTGATAAATTAATGCGACTTCTCTTCATGAATGGGAGACATTGGAAGGTCATGTTAATCATCACAATGCAATATCCTTTAGGAATTCCACCAACCCTACGTACCAATATAGATTATGTTTTTATTTTACGTGAACCTTATATGACAAATCGAAAACGTATATGGGAGAATTATGCAAGTATGTTTCCTACATTAGAATCGTTTAATTCTGTCATGGATCAAACGACTGAAAATTATGAATGTCTAGTTATAAATAATAATGCGAAATCGAATAAACTACAAGATCAAATATTTTGGTATAAAGCTGAAAATAGACCAGATTTCAAACTAGGTTCAAAAGAATTTTGGGAAATATCCAAAGGATTAGGTTCCGATGATGAAGATGAAGCTTATGATCCGTCGAATGCAAAAAAGAAAAAACCAGGATCTCAAATAACCGTAAAAAAAAATAAATGGTAAATATTTACTAAAATAAATTAGAAATATTATACAAATATTTTGGAGTAATATGCCCATAATCCTAATCCAATAAAACATTTCGCAATTAAATCCAAAATATTATAACAAATGTTCTTATATTCTTGATCTAATAAATATACAATACCATACATACCCCAGACAAATACATATAATCCAAATAAAATATAATTATCTAGTCTATATTTCGGTAAAACAAATTTAATAAAAATGATAGAATACATCGCAATAAATGGTACGAATCCAAGGAAACTTGCAATAATTTTATTCCAATTATTTACTTCACCTAAATATCCAATATATAACATACTGTAATTCATTAAAATGATTAAAATAAAAATACTAACATGTAAAGGTATTTTGGAATTATCTCCCAATACTAAACATAATGATAAAAGCATTAATGGTGTTGTAATCGACCAATCTACATATCTTGTCTGTGTAATCGTATCCCAATCAAAAGATTCTTTCAATTTATCTATTTTATCAATAAAAACAGAATAGAAATATCCAGCAATAATAGAAATACATGTTTCTAAATTAAGGACATGTCGAACCATAGGATTTTGTGTTCGCATCGCTTCAATAAATGTAATGGTTCCTGTAGTTAATAACAGAATAAAAGTAAATGTAAATGAATTACTTACATATTTATGTAAAGTCGATGTTTGGTTTTGTTTTTGATCCATTATATAATATAATAATATTTAGTATTAGTAATAAAAATATTATTATACTTACATTCTTTCTTATTTACATATTTGCATGTATTTAATATGTATAAAATTATTTCGATTTTTCTATATACTTATATTCCTTTTGTTTTTCATTTGATTCTATTTTTTTTAATGCATATTGTCCACAAGGACCACAATGATCTTCATTTGATAAATCTATTTTATTGTTCATTTGGACATTACAATTTTCTATCTTCCATCTACCCATTGGTTTTGGTAATTCTTTTGAAAATATTCTTTTTAGAATCGTTGTGATATATTTCATAATGTATAATAACTCCTTTTATTTTTAAGTATTTATGTAAATTCATTTCGTATTGAAATGTAATAAAAATAATTATCATACCTAAAATAAAATTAATTTTTCTTCTTCTTTACTTCCTCTGCTACATTTCTTTCCTCGAAATTCACATTTTCCTTCACACCTACCAAATTACCGTTTTCATCCATCGTTTGAGTTAAAGTATTTCCAGTCTTTTTAGCTAATTCAATATTCGATTCAATTGCTTTCTTTTTACTTTCAAATACCCGCTTATCAAAATCCTCTTTAGCCTTCTTTTCGTTCTTTAATTTCTCGTGATGTAATTGATTCAATTCATCTTCCATAAACTCAATTCTGCCTGTTTTATAAGCATCTGGATCTAATGGAGTCCAAACAAAATTTCTTCCAACTAAAATATCATGATGTGGAACACTTTCACGAGTTTGTTTAGCATACATCTCAGCTTCTTCAGTAGTTGAGAAATTTCCAATATTTACAAATCCACGAACCGAAGTTTGAAATCCATGTTCTTTTTGGAAAAGTTCCGATAATTTATCTTCATTCTTATCTAAAAAAGTAGCATAATCTCCTTCTACATCATTCGCCTTTAGCATATTTTCTTCTTCTTGAACAAACTGTTTAAAATCTTCTAATAAATTTTCGACTTTTAAATTGTATTTGAACGACATGAATTGTAAAAAATCAGAAAATTGAGAAACTGATTTAGTAAAGTTCCATTGTTTCACAAATTTTTCAAAATAGAAAACTTCTTTCTGTTTGATTATTTTTTCAGGTGAAACAAAAGAATAACAACCGTATAATTGACTTGAAATTACTGGATATTCATTTAGTAAATCTATATATTTTGGATTTGGTTTTCCATCTTTTGTTATTTTTGTCTCTAACCCTTTTTTTTTATTTGTGGTAGATGATTTAGACATATTATATTTTACTTATTATCATTATCATTATAAATATTTAAGTTGTTTTTTTTCTTATTTAGGAATATTTTTATAATAAAATAATAAACTATTTTTATAATATTCGAAAAGATATTTTAGGAAAATATATTTTCTAGATTTTTTTGTTTGTTTATAATATATAAATCGAATGAGCGGTATGTTTGATTTTAACGAACTTATTAAGAGAGCTATTAAATACATCATTGAAGGTATTATGGTTGCAATTGCTGCTTATGCCATTCCTAAGAAGTCTTTGAATGTCGAAGAAATCGTCGTCATTGCTTTGATGGCTGCTGCCACTTTCTCCGTTTTGGATGTCTTCGTTCCTTCCATGGGAGCCAGTACCAGAAACGGTGCCGGTTTGGGAATAGGTTTAAATCTTGTAAAATTTCCAGGTGGATTTGCCTAAACCTGGTCCATAACAAGTTAATATATTATAGAAATAATATAAAGGTAAAACTTTATATTATTTATAACAAGTAATAAATAATGAAATATAATCTAGAAACTTTACGTGAATTTACAGCAAAAAATAATATGGTTTTATTAAGTGAAGAAACCAAAGAACCTATTGGAATAGAAGAAGGATATTCTAAACCTTATAGTAAAATGGTAATTCATGCAAAATGTTGTTTTGAAAATTGTGAAAATATCGTTTCAAAAACGTTTTACAGTATGGTTATGTATAATCCATATTGTAAAAATTGTTCTCAAAAGGAGAGAAAGAAAAAAGTAATTCAGACTAATTTAGAAAAATATGGGGTGGAAAATCCATTTCAGAACAAAGAAATTAAAGAAAAAATAAAAATATCAAATTTAGAAAAATATGGTGTGGAAAATCCATTTCAAAATAAAGAAGTTCAAAATAAAGCTAAACAAACCAACATAGAAAAATACGGATGTGAAAATCCATTTGGGTCTAAAGAAATCCAAGAAAAAATAAAAGAAACTAATTTAGAAAAATATGGAGTAGAATATACGCAACAAAATACAGAAATTCGAGAAAAAGGAAAACAAACGAATTTAGAAAGATACGGTCATGAAAATCCATTTGGTTCTAAAGAAATTCAAGAAAAAATAAAGGAAACCAATCTAGAAAAATATGGTTGTGAAAAACCATTACAAAATGAGGAAATCAAAAATAAAGTCAAACAAACAAATCTAGAAAGATATGGTCATGAAAATCAATTTCAAATTAAAGATATTAAAGATAAAATAAAATTAAATCTTTTAGAAAAGTTTGGAGTAGATCATAATCAAAAAATTTTAGAAGTGAGAGAAAAAGGAAAACAAACGAATTTAGTAAGATATGGGGTTGAATATCCTTCCAAATCAAAAGAAATACATGATAAAATCAAAAAAACTACATTTGAACATTACGGAGTTGAATATCCAAATCAATCTGTAATACTTAGACAAAGATCTATTCAAACTTGTTTAGAAAAATATGGTGTGGAAAACCCAATGCAAGATAAAGATATATCCGAAAGAAGTCAAAATAATATGATGCGAACCAAAGAATTTGAATATCCTTCTGGAAAGAAAATCCAAATACAAGGATATGAATCGTTTGCTATTATAGATTTATTGAGAGATCATAATATCCAAGAAGAAGATATTGTTACAGAAAGAGGAAGGGTACCTGAAATATGGTATTTCGATAATAAAGGAAAAAAACATCGACATTTCGTAGATATATTTATCACATCTCAACAAAAATGCATTGAAGTTAAATCGACATGGACTTTCATGATGAATCTAGAAAAAATATTCGCTAAACAAAATGCTGCAAAAGAAAACGGTCTAAAATACGAAATTTGGATTTATGATAATAAACAAAATAAAATAGAATGTATTTTATAGTT